GGGACCGCAAAGCGTGTGGAAGTCACGGTAAAGACAGCGGAGAAAGGAGCAAACCATGATCACCGAGAGCGTAAAAACCATTCTGGGGGAAGACCTGACAAGCCAGGTCGAAGCGGCCTTGAAGGGCAAGGGCAAGGACGGAAAGGACGTGGACCTGGTCGTCGGAAACGACGGGACCTTCGTCCCGGCCGAAAAGTTCAACGGGGCCAACAGCGGCAAGACCAGCGCGGAAAACGCCCTGAAAGCTGCCGCCGAAGCCCTGAAAGCGATCGGCGGGTCCGGCGACCCGGCGAAGATCGCGGATGACGTCAAAACCGCCCAGGCCACGATCGACACCCTTCGAACTGACCACCAGAAGGAGATTGCGAAAATCCAGAAGAACACAGCCCTTCGAATGGCCCTGGCGGATAAGGCACACGACCCCGCCGACATCATTTCACTTCTAGACCTTGACAAAATCGAGGTCGACGACGCCGGCACACTGAAAACGGACCTGGACGGCCTTCTGAAACCCTTGAAGGAGTCGAAGGCGTACCTGTTTAAGTCCCAGGAGCCGGGAAAGAACCCCGACATCAAGGGCGCGAAACCCGCTGACCCCGGCGCACGTCAGGAGCCGGCCGCGAAAACCGACGGCCCTGTCGTGATCTAACCCGCCAAACCACAACAAAACGAAAGGAATGATTTTCAATGGCAAGAACCAAAGCTATCAGCCTGATCCAGAACGGGTCTACGAAGGTCGAACTGGCCGAACTGTCCGGTCTGGTGATCGCCAACATTCAGAAGGAAACCCTGTCTTCCGGCTTGAAGTCCCAGTCCTACACCGGGAACCCCGCGTCCGGTTCTGTGGAGTATAAGCGTTTTAAGAACAGCGCGTCCCAGGCATACGGAACCGCCAGAACCGCCGGCAAGGGAACCGCGCTGACCGTTCCCCCGACCACCGTCAACCTGGACACCCACCGCGAGATCGTCGAGGAAGCCGCGAAGTTTGACCTGGACACCTTCGGCGTCGGAAACATCATGGCGCGCCGTGCCGACAACCATGTCGACACCGTGGCGGCCGAACTGGACGCCGCCTTCTTCACCTGTGCGGCCACGGAGGGAACCGCCTTCACCACCGCCGAAACCGACATCGAAGCCCAGGTGGAAGCCCTGATCCAGACCCTTGAAACCGTGAAGAACGACTATGTTCGCGGCGTTCCCCGGAACCTGATCCGCCTAGTCCTAGACCCCGTTTTCTACGGCAAGATCAGAACCTACCTGGACAAGAACACCCACAACGCCAATGTTGACACCGCCGCCGAAGACTTCGCCCTGTTCCACGGCGTCCGCGTCTATTCTTCCATCAACCTTCCCGTGACCTCTGAGACCGTGGAAACCACCAAGACCAAGACCACCACCTATCACATGATCGCTATAATCGAAGGCGCGATCGCACAGCCGGTGGTGATCTACCCCTACGGGGAGCCGGAGAAGATCCCCCTGTCCAACGACTACGGCGTGTCTATGTTCTTCGACTATGGCACGAAGGCCCTGACCCCCGACCTGATCTTCCACTACTCCACCAGCGTCACTTCCGATTAAGTCCGGAAGGCAGACGCGGAGAAAGGAGGAAACCCCCCGTGAAGTTTATCAACAAGCGAACCGACGTGATCCTGGAACCCAGAAGTCAAATGGTCGAAGACCAGCTTCGTAAAAGCGCGGATTATGCCCCCTACGAGCCACAGAAGGCCGCTGACGGGGGCGACAAGCTCCTGGCGAAGATGAACAAGGCTGAACTTCTGGAAGCCGCCCATGCGGCCGGAATTGCGGTTCCTGACGACGCCACAAAGGTCCAGATCGTCGATCTGATTCAGGAAAAGGGCGTGAGCAAGTAGGAACCAACGGAAAGGGTGACGAAAAGTGCATCAAAAGGATGAAAAAAATAATTTCGCGTTGCAGGAAAATCGTTTGGCAAAAGTAAAAAAACTTCTGGGACTAACATGGACGGATCAAGATGACCTTCTGCTTGTCGTTATCCAAACAGTTGAAAACGCTGTCCTATCTTACATCAATCAGGACGTACTTCCCACCCCGCTGGAAAACGCCCTGATCGTCATGTGTGTCAGCTACTACAAGGCCGCCGGCCTGGGGACCACCCAGGCGGCCGTCGGTCCGGTCGCGTCCGTGAAGCGCGGGGACGTCCAGACGTCCTTCGCCAATGCTTCCGGCGCGTCCGGATCGGCGTCGACCTTTAACCTGGGCGCAGACGGCCAGGACTTCTTCGGCTGGCGGACGGTTCTGAACGAATACCGGAAGTTAAGGTGGTGATCGTATGTTCGGAAACCCCGCCGCAGAACGCGCGACGATCGAAATGACCTACGAAGACACCGCCACGATCAGCCGGACCGAACCCGTGACGGGGGCGAACCACATCACGAAGGCCGTTCCCGTCGTGAAATATTCTGAAATCATTTGTGCGCTGTCGTATTCAGGAAGCGACAAGAGCCAGCAGACTAACGCACAGAACGAAGTCGACTATGACGCCGTTCTGTTCGCTTCCCCTGATCTTCTGGTCCTTCCTGGCGACCGCGTTTCCCTGAAACGGTTCGGCCGTGTGGACCCGACCAGTCAGCGTCTTCTGACGTTTGAAGTGGTGGGCCGCCCGGCCGTCTATGCAACCCACCAGGAAATCCAAGTGAAGGACGGTGATCTGGCGTGACCCTGAATAATTTCACCGAAGCGATCGCGGCGAAGCTGGCGGCCCTGTGGCCGGATCGAAAAGTCTATGTCGGCGAAATCCCAAAGGACGCCGACGGACAGTTCTTCGTCGGGATCATAGAGTCGGAACAGGAAAAACACCTGGACCGCCGACGGAAGCGGTCGATCCAGTTCGAAGTCCTGTATTTCCTGAAATCGAAGGAAAACATGGAGTTTAACGCCTGGGCCGAAGCCATGTATGACCAGTTTGAGACGCTGGTGGTCCAGGAAACGGAACAGAAAACCCGGACGATCCGGCTGACCGGGCAAAAGGCGAAAACGAGCAAGAACGCCCGTGTCTATCAGTTCATCTTCGACGCAGACTTCTTCTTCGTGCTGACGCCGCCGGAAATCCCCTTCATGGAAACCCTGGACCAAACGGAGGAAGTGAAGTAATGGCAACAAAGAAAAAGGTCCCCGCCGCAGACCAGGCGGCGGAACCGACCTTCACGAAGGAACAGCTGGTCAAAGCGAAAACCCTGAATCTTCCCAGGGACGCCGTCGCGGCTGTCCTGGAAGACGGGAAGGTCTACACAAAGGACCAGGCCGTCCGCCTGGTCACTGATTTTCTGGAAAGGAAGGTGTAAGTCATGCCCATCGGAGGTGGAACTTTTACCGTTCAAAACAAAATCCTTCCCGGCGCGTATATCAATTTTGTCAGCCTGGGAAGCGTCGTCAAAATGGGGACGCGCGGCGTCGCGGCCCTTCCCCTTGAACTGAACTGGGGACCTGAAAACAAGGTCTTTTCCATGTATGCAGAGGACTTCAACAAGACCGCCCTGACTGTCTTCGGCTACGATCCTACGGCGGCCGACATTCTTCTGGTCCGTGAAGCCCTGAAACGCGCCAGGACGCTCCTGACCTATCGCGTCAATTCTGGCGGTGAAAAGGCGACCGCGACCGTCGGAGGAATGACCGTCACGGCGGCCTATGGCGGTACACGCGGAAACGCGATCAGCGTCGCGATCCTGACTAATGCCGACAACGCGACCGACGTCGACGTCGTGACCTACCTTGACGGAATGGTCATGGACTCCCAGACCATCGCCAAAACCAGCGGGTCGGCCGGACTGAAAGCGAACGACTTCGTCACCTTCGGGACGGCGGCGTCACTGGAAACGGCCGTGGTAACCAAACTGACCGGCGGCACGAACGGGACCGTCAACGGAACCGCCCACACGAACGCTCTGAACGCCTTCGAAGTGGAGTCCTTCAACGTGATCGGCTATCCCGGCGACGACGACACGACAAAGGCCCTGTATGCGACCTTCGTCAAGCGTCTTCGCGACGATGAAGGAAAGAAGGTCGTCGGCGTCCTGTACGACTACAAGGGCGACAACATCGGTCTGATCAACGTGAGGAACGGCGTCGTTCTAAACGACGGGACCACCGTACCCGGCGAAAAGGCCGTCGCGTGGGTCGCTGGCGCATCCGCCGGCGCGGAGATCAACGAAAGCCTGACAAATACCGCCTACGACGGCGCCGTGGACGTGGACATCAAATATACGAAGTCCCAGTTTGAAGCGGCGATCCAGGCTGGCGAGTTCGTTTTCTATGCCGACTACGGAACCGCGCGCGTCCTGACTGACATTAACAGCCTGACCACCTTCGGCGGCATGACCGAAGACTGGACGTCGAACCGCGTGATCCGCGTCCTGGACGGCTGGGCGAACGACGTCGCCCGTATCTTCGGCGACTCGTACATCGGGAAAGTCACCAACAGCGACACCGGCCGCCAGCTTTTCAAGGCCGACCTTGTGTCCCTGGCCTTGCAATATCAGGACATCGACGCGATCAGCGACTTCGTGTCCGAAGACATCACGATCGCCCAGGGAACCGGGAAACGCGACGTCGCCGTCGACTCCGCCCTGAAACCGAACGACAGCATGGAAAAGCTGTATATGACGGTCGTCGTCAACTAACGGAAGGAGTGTGAACCGAAATGAAAACCCTGAACGCGCCTGATACCATTTCCGGCAAGGAAGGCCGCGCCTATGCGAAGATCGACGGGAACAACGAAGAACTGTTCTTCGCGAAGACCGTTGAAGCGAACGTCGAGAAATCGAAATCGGAGATCAAGGCCATCGGGAAGCGCATGACCGGACACAAGACCACCGGGGCCAGCGGTAGCGGGTCCATGACCCTTTACTATCTGACGCCCCTGTTCCGGAACATGGTGAAAACCTGGAAGGAAACCGGCCAGGACATCTATTTTGACATGGTGGTCGAGAATGACGACCAGGAGTCTTCCGCCGGAAAACAGTCGGTCCTGTTGATCGGCTGTAATCTGGACTCCGTCGTCCTGGCGAAGCTGGACGGCGACAGCGACGACGCCCTGGACGAAGACGTGGACTTCACCTTCGAGGACTTCGACGTCCTGACGCCCTTCACCCAGTTCTAATTTTGAAAGAGAGGTAAAAAACAATGGGTAAACTGCAAGAGTTCCTTATGGAAGTGGAGATCGGCACCACCCAGACGGAAGTGACGATCGCCCCCTTCCCCCACCCCTTCGTGATCCGTTCCATCACGGAAGCCGAGAACAAGGCCATTCGGAAGACCTGTCAGAAGATCAGCTTCGACAAGAAGACCCGCCAGAAGCAGATCGACACGGACACCGATCTTTATAACGCCCGACTGGTGGCGGCCTGTTGCGTCGACCCCAATTTCAAGGACGCCGACTTCCAGGCGAAGAAAGGCGTCCGGGGCGCGGAAGACCTGATCAACCTGGTCCTGAACCCCGGACAGTACACCGACCTTCTTCTGGCCGTCCAGGAAATCAACGGCTTCACTGACGACGTGAACGATCTGAGGGACGAAGCAAAAAACTAATCACGGGGGGCGGTAATGAAGCAGACGCCGACGGCGAGTCGGTCTATGCCCATTACGCCCTCCACCGGCTGAAAATCCTTCCAGGACAACTTCTGGCCCTTCCCAGACGAGAACGGGCCTTCATTTATGCTTCCATAGACCTTCAAATCGAAAAGGAAAAAAAGGAAGCGAAGAAGGCTGGCCGCAGGAAGGGAAAGAAGGGCAGGTGATAACGTGGCCGGTGTATCTACACAGTTTTCGATCCAGGACCGCATGACGGCGCGCCTGAACACCATGACCAACGCGGCCGAACGTCTGAACCGTTCCCTAGACACCACGGATAGAATTTCCGATTCTGTCGGGACGACCGATTTTAGCGGCATGGAGAACGCCATAAACAGGGTGGCGAACCAGCTTGACCGAATGAACCAGCGCCAGGAAGAAGCGGCGAATAAGGCCAAAAAAACAAAGGGAGAGTTTCAGAAACTCGTCGACACGGTCCGGAACCTCGCCGTCGTTAACTTCGCCCAGACTACGGGCAAACAAATCCTTCAACTGGCTGACAGTATGACTACCACACGCGCCCGCCTGGACCTGATGAACGACGGCCTTCAAACCACGGCCGAACTTCAAGATATGATTGTGAAGTCGGCCAACCGTTCCCGCGCGGCCTACTCCACCACGGCCGACGCCGTGGCTAAAATGGGCATAATGGCCGGCGACGCCTTTTCCAGCAACGAAGAACTGA